AAAGAAGACATCGATGCCATGCTACAAGGTCAAGACCTTTCCGAAGAATTCCAATCGCAAGTTACAACAATTTTTGAAGCAGCGGTAGTCACAAAAGTCAACGAAAAGTTGGAAGAAATTTATGCTGATTACGAAACTGAGCTTCAAGAAAACGTTGCAGAAATTCGTCAAGAATTATCTGAAAAAGTTGATGAGTATTTGTCATACGTTGCAAAAGAGTATGTTGCTGAAAACAAACTCGCAATTCAAACAGGTCTCAAACTAGATATCATGGAGAACTTTATGAATGGTCTGAAGAAGGTCTTTGAGGAAAACTATGTTGATGTTCCAGAAGAAAAAGTTGACTTGTATGGTGAAGCATTGACTTCATTAGACGAAAAAGAAAGCAAGTTAAACGAGCAATTTGAAAAGAACATTAAACTAACTAAAAAACTTGAAGAACTTGAGAAAGAAATTATCTTGAAAGATGTAACAGAAGGACTTACAGTTTCACAAAGTGAAAAAGTTCGTTCTTTGAGCGAAAGCCTTGAGTATACAACTCAAGAAGACATGATGAACAAAGTTACATTGATCAGAGACAACTATTTTCCATCTGAAACAATCGTAGAAAGCGTAGTACTTGATGAAAGTGCATTAGAAACTTCTGTAGAAGATTCGCCAGTGGTTCAAGAGGAAAATAAATTTCAATCTGTGATGGATATTTACGCTAAAGCACTAAATAGACCTAAAGATTAAAATTTTATAAATATAATAGAGATAACATAATTAAAATCTACTAAGGAGAAAAAAATGCACGACTTTAATGAAAATCATATTCAGGAGTTGAAAGAAAAGTGGAAGCCAGTGCTTGAGCATCCTGATCAAGCTGAAATTACTGATCCATACAGAAAAGCGGTAACTGCCGTTCTTTTGGAAAATACTGAAAACGCTACTCGTCAAGAAAACGCAATGGGCCGTGAGTCTATGAGTGTTCTTAACGAAGCACCAGCAAACGTTGCACCAACTGCAGCTGCATCTGGAAATCTTCAGTATTCTGACCCTGTTGTAATCTCAATGATTCGCAGAACAATGCCACAATTGATGGCGTATGAACTCGTAGGCGTTCAGCCAATGACTGGCCCAACAGGCTTGATCTTTGCAATGCGTTCACGTTATACATCACAAACTGGTACAGAAGCATTCTTCAACGAAGCTGACACAGTATTTTCTGGTGATGATGCTACATCACACGCCGGAACAGATCCATTTGCAGGCGCAGTTATTGCTTCTAACGCATTGGATGAGTCAGGTTCAACATATGCAACTGGTGGCCCAGGCTCAACAGCTGAGGGTGAAAAGTTGGGTGATGGTTCCGCAATGACTTCAGACGGACACTTCAACCAAATGGCATTCTCAATTGAGAGAGTTTCAGTAACTGCAAAAACCAGAGCGTTGAAAGCAGAATACACAATGGAACTTTCACAAGACTTGAAAGCTGTCCATGGTCTAGATGCAGAATCAGAATTGTCAACAATTCTTTCTACAGAGATCACTGCAGAAATCAACCGCGAAGTTCTTAGAACTCTTTATGCACAAGCAAAACTTGGCGCACAATCACAAGTAACAAACACAGGTATCTTTGACTTGACAACAGACGCAGACGGTCGTTGGTCAGTTGAGAAGTACAAAGGACTTATGTTCCACATCGAGCGTGAAGCAAACCTTATTGCTAAAGAAACACGTAGAGGAAAAGCGAACACAATCGTATGTTCTTCTGATGTTGCTTCAGCACTTGCAATGTCTGGTGTACTTGATTACAACCCACAAATGGATACAGCTTTGACTGTAGACGATACTGGCCAAACTTTCGCTGGTGTACTTAACAAGAAATATAAAGTCTTCATCGACCCTTATTTCTCAGCAGCAGGCGCATATGACTTTGCAATGGTTGGCTATCGTGGTAATTCACCATACGATGCTGGTTATTTCTATTGCCCATATGTACCAATGCAAATGGTACGCGCAGTTGGCGAAAACACATTCCAACCAAAAATCGGTTTCAAAACACGCTACGGCATGGTTGCAAACCCATTTGCTGGTGGAGCACGTGCCAACCAGTATTACAGAATCTTTAGAGTGGACAACATCAACTCTATCTAATCTGCTAGATAACAATAATAATAAAAAACGCAGAAATTTGGGGGGTTTAATACCCCCCTTTTTTTATGACTAAATAGTAGGTAACAAGGAGAATATATTGTGGACGTAAGTACTCAAAATCCAAATTATCTAAACACACAGACGTTTAGTTTTTCTACTAATACATGCCCATCTCTTACAGATTATGTTCAGTCTGTAAGCATTCCTGGCGTGACATTGGGAGAAGCCGCAGTAGAGACACCATTTGTAAAAAGACCAGAGCCAGGCGATAAACTGATATATTCAGTAATGTCTGTTGGATTTCTAGTAGACGAAGAAATGAAAAATTGGTTAGAAATTTACAATTGGCTTACTGCATTAGGATTTCCAGACAACTTTCAACAATATGGCAATTTTACCAATGCAAAGCGACTTGCTTTGACGGATGTGTTTTCAGATTTGATTCTACTCATATATAATAATCAATCGACACCCATCCTAAAATTTACATTTAAAGATGCATTTCCTATAGCAGTAGGGGATTTGCCTCTTTCTTCTGCAGAGACTGGAAGTGTTGCACCCCTTTCTACTGCTGACTTTATGTACAGAAGTTATGATATTGAAACTTTATAATACTATGTGGAGAACATTATGGACGAAAAGTATTCGGTTAAACTGGCTGAATTGACTCAAGAATCTGAAAAAGATATAAAGATAGATTTTCTAAAATTAACAGAAGAACTCGCTCACAATCAAAACTTGATTGGGAAGTGGATGACCTATCAACAGGTTTGGGAAACAAAATATCAATTCTTAGATTTAGAATATAGACAATTATTAGCATCCAAGACAAAATACTATACTGGAAAAATGTCAGAAGATGAAATTATTTCCAAGGGATGGGAAATAGAAGGTACTAAAATACTCAAGGCAGATCTTAATATTTGGGTAGATGATGATAATGATATGATTAAAGCAAAAAAGAAAATGTTAATATTGAAGCAAATCATTAATATAATTGATAAGACAATAGATATTCTGGTCGATCAGAAAAAATGGACAATTAAGAATTTCATAGACTATAAGAAGTGGCTCGAAGGAAATTAATGAGTAAATTTTATGTTTCTAAATTAAATGAGGTCTATGTACAGGTAGACTCACCAGAACTTTTTATGTTGAAAGAACTTGTAGACTATTTTACATTCAAAGTGCCTGGCGCTGAATTTATGCCGTCGTATAAAAATAAATATTGGGATGGAAAGATTAGACTTTTCAATCCTATGAACTGTAAGTTATATCTAGGGCTAGTTAGTCAGCTAAAATTCTTTTGCGAAAAAAATGATTATGAAATAGTATATGATGAAGATTTAAAAGACCAAGAATTTACTCCGAAAGATTTGGAATCTTTGGCCAAGTTTATAAAACCGCACAGCCAAGGCGCCCCTATCGCTTATCGGGATTATCAACTCGACGCAATATATCACGCAATCAAAAAGAACAGAACGCTTTTGTTATCCCCAACAGCATCGGGGAAATCGCTCATCATATATACACTAGTTCGTTTTTACAATATGCATCCCGAAGTCAAGGATAAAAAGATATTAATAATCGTTCCAACCACATCACTAGTTGCACAGATGTATGGAGATTTCAAAGATTATGGATGGAATGTAGAAAAATACTGTCATAAGATTTTTGCCGGACAAGATAAACATTCAGATAAAAAAGTTATTATTTCAACATGGCAGTCTATATACAAAATGCCAAGAGAATATTGGGATCAGTTTGGAGTGGTTATTGGAGATGAGTGTCATTTATTTAAGGCAAACTCTCTCAATAAAATTATGGACAGATTGACTGACTGTAGATTTAGATTTGGAACAACTGGAACATTAGATGGAACTAAGACACATAAGCTTGTATTGACAGGAATGTTTGGTGAAGCAAAACAAGTCACATCCACTAGAAAGTTGATCGACAATAAAACTCTCGCCGATTTTAAAATTCAATGTTTAGTTTTGAAATATTCTGAAGAAACTTGCAAAGAAGTTAAAAAAATGAAATATGCCGATGAGGTAGAATATATTGTCACAAATCCACGGAGAAATGAATTCATTAAAAACTTGACATTAGACTTAAAAGGTAATACACTAGTACTTTACAATTTTGTAGAGAAACATGGAATTCCATTACATAAGTTAATATCAGATCACGCCCAAGAAGGCAGAAAAGTTTTCTTTGTATCTGGTGGAGTTGATACAGAAACCAGAGAAGCTATCCGAGCCACAACTGAAACAGAAGACAACGCAATTATTGTCGCTTCATATGGAACCTTTTCTACAGGCATAAATATAAGGAACTTGCATAATGTTGTGTTCACTTCTCCTTCTAAAAGTAGAATAAGAAATTTACAATCTATTGGTAGAGGATTGAGAAAGGGAAATAACAAAACTTCAGCTGTCTTGTATGATATCGCTGATGATATGAGACATAAGAATTATATGAATTTCGCTATACGACATTTTTATGAGCGCATAAATATTTACAATGAAGAAAAGTTTTCTTTTAAAATTAATGAACTCAAACTTTACGGTTAGGAAAATACATGAACGACTTTAAACTTTTAAGACTTACAACGAAAGAAGTTATCATATGTAAAGCCTATGCGAATGAAAAAGATAAAAATAAAGTAGTATTGCACGACCCCTTTGAAATTAAATCGTTTATGAATCCAAGTACTGGAGATTTTAATTCTACGTTAATAGATTGGTTGCAATACAGTTCAGATAGTTTTGTTGAGATTGAAGCATTCAATGTCTTGACAATCAGCACTCCCGCTTCTGATATTATAGATCACTACGAGATGATATTGAAAAGAAGAGAGGCTCTGCTCGAAGGTGGTGCAGAAGAAATCAATCAGACAGATGCTCCAGCTGCAACAGACATAGAAGAAGACGAAGAGTACTCTATCGAAGACATGATGAAGATGTTAGGTAATAATAAAGTATATCATTAAGGGTCCACATACCCATTGTAACAAAAGATTCGCGCACTGTCAATAAGAAAAAATAATTATTTTGTATTGACAGACAAATATTTTTATGATATTATCTATGTAATTGAATTGAGGAATTAATATGGCTAAGAAACCAACAAGAAATCACTATGTAGACAACAAAAAGTTGTTAGTAGAGATGACCAAATATAAAGAGTCAGTAGAGTCTGCGAAAGCATCAGATACAGAACGACCTAGAGTACCTAACTACATAGGGGAGTGTATCATGAAGATTGCACAACATCTCTCATATAAACCCAATTTTATCAACTATACATATAAAGAAGAGATGATATCAGATGGCATCGAAAACTGTCTTCTATACATTGATAATTTTAACCCAGAGAAATCTAAAAATCCATTTGCATACTTTACGCAGATCATCTATTATGCATTCATTCGAAGGATACAGAAAGAGAAGAAGCAGACTTATGTAAAGTATAAAGCATTGGAGAATCAAGAACTAATTGACGAAATCATGCAGGGCCCCAATGGCACTCCTGTAAAGAATAATTTTATGGAATTTTTGCAGAGTAATATGGATGATTTTCTTGCAGATTTTGAAGAGACTCAACGAAAGAAAAAAGAGAAAGCAAAAGAGAAAAGAGATAACAAGGAACCTTCATGAAAATTGCCCTGATAACTGACACTCATTTTGGGGCAAGGGGAGACTCTGCTTTATTTCATGAGTATTTTATGAAATTCTATGATAATATCTTTTTTCCATATCTAGAAGAAAATGAAATCACCACCGTCATTCATCTTGGCGATGTTACTGATAGACGAAAGTTTATCAACTATAATATTTTGGATGGATTGAAGATTGGCTTTATAGAGAAGATGCGTAAATATGACACTCATTTTATTGTTGGTAATCATGATGTGTATTATAAGAACACAAACCGTATTAACTCTATGGAACAGCTTTTCGGTAATGATTTCAAGGTTTATACAGAAGCCACTACTATTAATACTGGTGGGATTGATGTGTGTCTTGTTCCTTGGATAAATTCTGATAATTTGAATCAAACTACCAAACATCTGAAAAAAACAAAAGCAACTGTTGCTCTAGGACATCTA